AAAAACGATTTTAAAGAATGTGTAATATTAGATTTTAAAATTAAAGATGATAAAAATAATTAAAAATTTTCTAGAACCAGAACTATTAACTAAGATAAAACAAAGAGTTTTTTCTCAAGACTTTCCGTGGTATTGGAGAGATAAAATGGTAAACGAAGATCATTATTGGTTTAATCATACGTTTTATAGATATGGTAAAATACTATCCCCACATTTTGAAGATTGGATAAAACCAATTCTTAATAAATTAAAAGCTACGAAAGTTCTAGACGCAAGGTGTAATATGAATACAAGAGAAAAAGAATCCTACACATCTGACTTAGATTTTGATTCTACAGATATTAAAACATCTATACTGTATTTAAATACATGTAATGGTGGAACAGTTGTGGTTGACAAGAAAGAAAAGTTTATACCTTCTGAAGAAAATAAAATGATTATCTTTCCTTGTGTAAATAAACATAGAGGAGTGATGCAAACAGATGAAATAAGAAGGGCAGTAATAAATATAAATTATGTATAAAATAATAGATAACGCTTTACCAAGAGAAAGTTTTGAAAAAATAAAAGATACTATGTTTCATAGTGATTTTAAATGGAGTTATTCTCCTGTAATTAATGATTATCACAAAGATCTAACTTTATATTTTACACATATGTTTTATGTGTTTGAAGATCTAGAACATAAGATGTCTCCTAAATTTGACATGCTAAAACCTATTTTAAATCTGATACAACCTAAAGCTATAATTAGAATTAAAGGTAATTTATATCCTAGCACTCCTACACTAGAAGTACATCAACCTCATAAGGATTATAAATACAAGCATCAAGGAGCTATCTTCTATATGAATACCTGTAATGGCTATACTTTGTTAGAAGATGACACTAAAATAGATACTGTAGCAAATAGATTGTTGTTGTTTGATTCTTCAACACCTCATTCAAGCACTTCTACTACAGATCAAAAAGCAAGAATAAATATTAACTTTAATTTTTTTAAATGATACACAGCTACTATTACATAAAAAATTATCTAAATAAAAAAGAAATAAAACTACTTAATAAGACATTTAAAAGTTTTTCTAAAAAATTTTCTTTAAAAGCAAATACGGTAAAAACATCTACAGCTGTTACGATGCCTCCTGGTAATTTAACTAAAATTAAAAATATTTCTTCTACAATTTCTTTTATAAACAGAGAAAGTTTTGGATTTGACATATATGAAAATGTGCATGATTTTGTAGTACAAAATACATATAGTCATAAAAACAAAGGACAGTATAAGTGGCATTCCGATGGTGAGGGATATCATAAAAATTATACAATCAAACTAACAACGTTGTTAAATCTATCTGAAGAAAAGTATGAAGGTGGTAAATTTTATTTATTTGAAGGAGGTGCACCTGAACACATAAAAGAATTTGATGAACCAGGCAGTCTATTATGTTTTCCTTCTTTTATAAATCACAAAGTAGAACCTGTTACTAAAGGCACAAGAATAAGTGGCACTGTCT